CCCGGCCCGCCACGCTGACGGCGGGCATGGTGGGCGCGGCGGTGACGTTTTCGTTCTCCGGCGAGGCGTGGGCGGCGCTGGAGAAGATCGCCGTGTTCCGGGCGGGGAATGTCCGCCGGGACGTGACCGCCTGGGAGAACGGCACCTGCGCCATCCCCTGGGAGTGCCTGCGGACGCCCGGTGAGCATCTGCTGGCGGGCGTGTACGGCGCGGACGGCGACGGCACGGTGGTGATCCCCACGGTGTACGCCGACTGCGGCGTGATCCAGCCGGGCGCAGACCCCACCGGCGACCCTGCCGCCGATCCCGACACGCCGTTTTTCACCCCCATGCTGGAGCGTGCCCTGGCGGAGGCCAAGGCCTCCGGCCTGTTTGACGGCGCGGCAGGCCCGGCAGGCGCACCGGGCGCGAAGGGTGACAAGGGCGAGAAGGGCGATGCCTTCACCTATGCGGACTTCACGGCGGCGCAGCTGGCGGCGCTGAAGGGCGACCGTGGCGAAAAGGGGGAAAAGGGCGACAAAGGGGACACCGGCGCGAAAGGCCCCTCCGGTGACAGCTACACCGTGCTGGGACTGTACGCCACGCTGGCGGCCTTGCAGACCGCCCATCCCACCGGCAGCGCCGGACAGGCGTGGTTCGTGGGCACGGCGGACAGCAACGCCGTGTACCAGTGGGACGTGGACAAGGCCGCATGGATCAACGTAGGCGCACTGAAAGGCCCGAAGGGCGACACCGGCCCTGCCGGAGCCGACGGCGCTCCCGGCGCGAAGGGCGACACGGGCGCGCAAGGCCCCAAGGGTGACCCCGGCGAAAAGGGCGACGCCTTTACCTACGCGGACTTCACGGCGGCACAGCTGGCGGCGCTGAAGGGCGAGAAGGGCGACAAGGGTGACACCGGCCCCCAAGGCCCCAAGGGCGACGGGGTGGAGGTGTCCGGCAGCAAGGGCCAGTATCTGGGCTTCACCGATACCGACACGCTGGGCGCGATGAGCCTGCCCAGCGCCAGCACCGGCAGCAAGGGCATTACCTATCTGGTGGACAGCTACGAGCGCACCGACACCGACAAGGCCGTCACGCCAAAGGCGCTGAACAGCGTGTACAAGCTGGTGGAGGACAAGGCCGACAAGTCTGTGTCAAAAGCCGCCACGCTGACGGCGGCGGGGTGGAGCGACGGCGTACAGTCGCTGGCCGTCTCTGGCGTGACGGCGACCGCCAACGGCAGCCTGCGCATCGCCCAGAGTGCCACCGACGAGCAGTTCGCCGCGTGGAGCGCGGCGCAGCCCCGCGTGACGGCACAGGCGGCGGGTTCGCTGACGGTCAAGGCGGCGGGCGCTGTGCCCACGATTGATATTCCTGTGGAGGTGATAATCGTATGATCCAGACAGAGGGTATTTTTGTGGGCGGCAGCGCCATTTCCGCGCCCATCGTCGGCGAGGACTTCAACTGGTCGGGCGGTGACGGCACGTATCAGGTGCTGGACGACGGCAGCGGCAATTGGCGCATCAAGTTTCTGTCCAGTGGAACATTCACGCCGTTGAAAAACATGGTGATTGATGCATTTCTGTTAGGTGCCGGTGGTGGTAGTGGCAGTGATTACTGCGGTGCTGGTGGCGCAGGCTACACCACCACAGTACGGTCTGTGGTGCTGGCGGCCAATACCGCCTATCCCCTCGTGATAGGTGCGGCGGGCACAAATGGCACCTACAGCGGCACTGCCGCCACAAAGGGGGGCACAACGTCGGCGTTCGCTGCAGTAGCAAATGGCGGCGAACGTTCAGTTAAGGGGAGCAAAACCTCTGTAAAGAACGGTGCCAATGGTGGCTCCGGTGGTGCTGGTTATGCTGCCAGTGGTGGTGGCATAGATGGTGGTGACGGAGCAAATGGTTCCGGCTCCCTCAGCAGCAATGGCGGCAAGGGGCAGGGCACTACCACCCGCGAATTCGGTGAAGCAGACGGCACGCTGTACGCTTCCGGCGGCGGCAGCAACCTGACCGCCACGGTTTCCAACTCCGGAAACGGCGGCAGAAACGGTATCACCTCGATTGAGCCGGCGGACGGCATTGTGGTCATCCGGCAGCACAAGGAGGTGGCGGCATGAGATATGCAATCGTGACAAGCGGCGCGGTAACCAACGTCATCGCTCTGCGGGAGTTCAACGCCGGGGATTTCCCCGGTGCAGTAGCGCTCCATGACCGCCCGGTAGGCATCGGGGACACGTACAGCGAAAGTAAGTTCTGGCGGGACGGCGAAGAACTTCTGACATCCGACGAGAAGATCGCCGCCATGCAGACGGCGGCGGTGGCGGTGCTGCGGTTCGTGGTGGCCGATAATGACCGGCTGGCCGCCGGCGCTTTGTACCCCAAGTGGGCAGCGGGAGCGCACAGCATGGGCGACATCTACACCGCCCGCGGGCAGGTGTGGGAATGCATTCAGGGCTACGACAATGCCGTCTACCCGGATATCGTGCCGGGCGGCACGGCGTGGGGCACATTCCACCGCCCGCTGCACGCTACCGCGCCGGAGCAGGCCCGGCCTTTCGTGGCTCCCACGGGAGCGCACGATATCTACAAGGCGGGCGAATACATGACGCTGGGCGAGACGCTCTACAAGTGCCTGCAAGATACGGCGCACAGCCCGACGGAATACGCCAACGCATGGGAGGCGGTCGTATGACGGAAGCCATCATCGTGGCGGCGCTGGGGCTTGTGGGCACGCTGGTTGGCAGCTACCTTGCCAACCGCAAGAGTACCGCCCTGATCGCCTACCGGTTGGAGCAGCTGGAGCAGAAGGTCAGCAAGCACAACAATCTGGTGGAGCGCACCTACGCACTGGAGGAGAGCGTGGCGCTGATGGACGAGCGGGTGCGGGTGGCCAACCACCGCATCGCCGATCTGGAAGGACACGCATAGGATAGGATAGGATAGGATAGGATAGGATAGAACCGAAAAAAGGAGGAATCGCATATGAAAACGAAAACCAATTGGAAGCTCTGGTTCAAGGCGGCGGGCATCCGCGCCCTGCGCACCATGGCACAGACGGCGGCGGCCACCATCGGCGCCACTGCCGTGCTGTGTGAGGTCAACTGGCTGGCGGTGGTCAGCTCCACGGTGCTGGCGGGCATTTTGAGCCTGCTGACCTCGCTGGCGGGCCTGCCGGAGCTGGAGGAGTGAGCCATGCCCAACATCTATCTCAGCCCCGAGGACAGAGCCAGCAACACCTACGCGCCGTCGGCGCTGTGGAACGGAAAGCCCACCAATGAGAAGGAGCAGATGGGCCGCTGCGCCGACCTGCTGGAGACGGCGCTGACGCGCTGCGGCTTCACGGTGCGGAACGTCCAGCGGGGCAACATGTATGATCGGGTGCGGGAGTCCAACGGCTGGCCCGCCGCGCTGCACATCGCCCTGCACACCAACGGCTTCAACGGCAAGGCGTCCGGCACGCGGGTGCACTGCTATCCCTCGGAGGAGAGCCGCCGCATCGGGCGGCTGATCCAGGATCGCATCGCGCCGCTGTCGCCCGGCGGGCCGGATAAACTGGTGGAGAGCGCGGGGCTTTACGAGCTGCGGGCCACCCACATGCCCGCCGTGCTGCCGGAGTTCGGCTTTCACGATGAGCCGGAGGAGGCCCAGTGGCTCATCGACAGTATGCCCCAGATCGCGGAGGAGACCTGCAAGGCGGTGTGCGACTATTTCGGCATGGCCTACGTGGCGCCGGAGACGGAGCCTGCGGAAACGCCGGAGCCGCCGGTGGAGGACACGCCGCTGTACCGGGTGCAGGTGGGCGCCTTCCGCTTCCGCCGCAACGCGGAGGAGTACTGCGAAAAGGTAAAGGCCGCCGGTTTCCCGGAGGCCTTCGTGACGGGGTAAGGGGGAGGCTGAACGGTGTAGGGGCGGCCCTTGCCTCTCCCTTTGGGAGAGGTGGCCGAGCGCAGCGAGGACGGAGAGGGTCGACACGTTAAGAAAACATGCCGGTGGCATGTTTCAGTCTGTCAAAAAACTACCCAAACGCCCCTGTTTCTGCTATAATAGAAGAAACGGGGGTGTTTACATGGAAGGTTGGAGAAAAGACGCACGGCAT